CAATCTCCAGTGGATATCGTAGTGAGGAATTATGTGAAGCAATAGGTAGCAAAACTACATCACAGCATGCACAAGGTGAGGCTGCAGACTTCGAATGTTTTGGAGTAGACAATAAAGAATTAGCAAAGTACATTAAGAATAACCTAGTGTTTGATCAGCTTATACTAGAATTTTATACTCCAGATGATCCCTCAAGTGGGTGGGTTCATTGTTCCTACAGTAAAGAAGAGAATAGAAAACAAGCATTACTTTATAACGGGAAAGAGTATACTGAATGGCTTATTTAAATGCTAACATACCTATCATAGAATGTTATGTTAGGGGTAATTTTTTAAGAGATCAAAAAGATTCACACGACAAATACTTTGAGGTTGGTGTATTTGGATTTAGTTCTATACCAAACAGAGTACCTATGTTTCATTTCTTAATGGAAGATGGTGGGCTATGGTGGAGAGCACCTATATCAGCTTTCTGTTCTAAGCCTGGAGTAAAAGAATTACCATTAGATGAGTTAGTAATGTGGGATAGTTTTAGTTATAATGTAAGTGTTACAACTTTTTATGAACTAGCTGGTGCTACTATGCAATACACATCTAGACGTAAAGTAAAACGTAAAGGTAAATACTTATTTACAATAGATTGGTGTGCAGGAGATTTTAATGAATTAAATTTTGGTTATGCAGAGAAACCAGATCAACATAAATGTGGTCATGTGATTGCATTAGATGATGGGAACTATGCAATACAGCCAAACAATAGACTTAAAATGTTTAATGCATCTATGGGTGTTGACCCAAACAAAAATTTAATTAATAGATTAGTAAGTAGTAAGATATACTCTGTAGAAAATTCATCTAAATGGATTACAGATGAACATGAGGAAGGAAGCTACGATTATAAAATTAGAAATTTAGAGGAGGAAAATGATGACAGTGAATAAAGCAAACAACTATACTCAACCTGGTAAAAGAAAACAAATATTTAATAGAATAAAAGGTTCAGCAACTCAAGGTACAGCTGCTGGAAAATGGTCTGCAAGAAAAGCACAAGCATTAGCTAAAGCTTATAAGAAAGCAGGTGGAGGCTATAAATCATAATGGCATTAGCAAAATCACAAAGAAGTTTACAGGCTTGGGGCAAACAGAAATGGAGAACAAAATCTGGTAAGCCTTCAAGTAAAACAGGTGAAAGATATCTACCTGCAAAAGCAATTAAATCTTTATCAGCTTCTCAATATGCAGCTACAACTGCAGCTAAAAGAAAAGGTAAAGCAGCAGGTAAACAATTTGTTAAACAGCCTAAGAGTATAGCAAACAAAGTAAAACCATATAGGAGTTTTGCATAATGGCTAAAGCAGCATGGACTAGAAGTGAAGGTAAGAATCCTAAGGGTGGGTTAAACCAAAAAGGTAGAGATAGTTACAACAAAGAAACTGGTGGTAACTTACAAGCACCTAGTAAAGAGGTTGGTAACCCAAGGCGTGCTAGTTTTTGTGCACGTATGCGTGGTATGAAGAAGAAACTTACTTCAAAGAAAACTGCTAATGATCCTCAGAGTAGAATTAATAAAGCTTTAAGAGCATGGAATTGTTAAATGGTAGCACTAGCAGCACAGCCAATACTAACAACTATAGGTAGAGTTGCAGTACCTAAACTAGCAGATACACTAGTAAGAACTGGTGCTAATAAATTTGTTAAACAGTATGGTCAAAAAGCTTTTGAAGCTGTACTAGGTACAACTGCAGGTCTTAAAGCTTACAAAGAAACTGAAGAATATTTAACTGAATATCTTAATCACATAGATAGTGGTGGAGATGAAGGATCTTTTGTACCTAAAGGTAGTATGCCAGGTACAGATAGAATGACACAGATGGATGCTGCAATGGCAGTACCTAATGTAAATGAAAGTGTACGAGAAACAGGACAAGGTTTAGTTATAGGTGGAGAAGCTAAAGAAATCCTACCACCACCAGAACCTTTTAGTACACCCATAGATAGTCAGACAGCTACAATATTATCAACACCTATTCCAGAAAAAGTAGATACAACTTTATCTACTCCTATCCCAGAAAAAATAGATACAAAAGAATCTTTTCCAGATTTATCTGGAGAATTGAGTAAGCCTATAATATATTATAATGAAAAAGTAGGTAAGAAAATGTTGACTAAAGAATCTACGGATTATAGATTACAACATAAACCTAGAGGACCAGATGATGAGTACCCAGTACGTTTAGATGACCTTACTCAAACTACAACAGGAGAATCTGCAGGATACCCAAAGGATTTTTATTCTGAAAAGGGTAAACGAATATATGCCCCAGGACAATCCTTTGAAGGTGATGAATTTGGAATAGCTAATAATGAAAGTTATAGTATTATAAACAGTGTTAAAGGAAACCCAGATGCTGAAGTTACTATTTACAGAGCTGTTCCCAATGAAAAGAATATTACAAAAATAAACTCAGGTGATTTTGTAACACTAAGTAAAAGATACGCAGACTTACATGGTGCTGGAGGTTATGGTACGGATGGTACAGATAGTGGTAAGGTATTAGAATTAAAAGTTAAAGTAAAAGATATATACTGGGATCAAAATGATGTAAATGAATTTGGTTATTTTCCAGAAAAAAATAAAGATGTATCAGATCAAACAGATAAATTAGTAAGAGGTATAGGGGATAACAATATATCAAAACAAACTAAAGATTTAGTACCAGAAAAAGCAGAACTTGGACCTCTATCTGCAGTAGAAAAACAAACAGCATTAGCACTTAAGGGTGACAAACCAGATTTTTATTCAAGGGCTGTTGAAGCTATTGAAAATGCTAAACAAGATAAATCTACTAAAGGTAAGTGGAAAAGTATTGTACAGAGTAACTCTACTAAAGAAGAAATAAAGTACTTAGGCTTAGACAAATACTTGCAAGGTAATGAATCTATAACTAAACAAGAGTTGTTAGATTTTGTAGATCAAAAAAATATTGCAGATAAATTAAATGTAATTGAAGTACCTTTGGCAGATCAGCTTGATTTTTCACAGTATTCTATTGGTGGTGCAGGTGGTAAGAGGGCTGGTGCTAGTGAAAGTACTAGAGAAGTATTAGGTGCAGGTAATGCTGAACTTCCTACAATGAAAGGGTATAAATCTACTGTAGAGCAATATGTTTTTCAAGTAGGTGGAGTAGATATAGGTATGGCTGATACAGCACACTTTCCTGAAAAATATGCAAAGGATACTATAGCACATGCTAGAGCACAAACAGGATACTTTAATGCAGATGCTGTAGAAAAAAAATTAGATTTAAAAGAAGCTGATGGAGAAAAATTAACTAACAATGATAAAGTTTTAAAAAATGCATCTAGACAATTAGAAGATACTTTTATTATAGACGAAATACAATCTGATATGATACAAGATAGGCAAAAAAAAGGAACTAAAGAAGATTTTGTTATAATAAAAGGCAAAGATATAACACCAGAATTTATAAAAAAAAATTATCCTAATTATAATATTAAAAATGAACCCTTAGATATACTAGTAGGTAAATCTTTAGATGAACTTAAAGAAAGGAATATTCAAAATAATTATAATGTTTTATATTCTGTAGATAGCACTACAGGTGTATCAGCACCAGAAGTTAGATTACAAGATAGCCGTTATTATGTTTTTGATAAGGGTAAATTAGTTTCTAAACTATCTTTTGATTTACAAAGCAGTGCACAGAAAGTGGTAGAAGATGAGGGACTAAACCCACTACCTATAACTGAATCTAAAAAGTATGTAGAGCTAGTATTAAATGCTATGATAAAAAAAGCAGTAGAAAAAAATTTAGATAGTATTGGTATAACTAATGGTCAGATACAATATGATAGATATACAGGTCAGCCTATTGAAGATAAAGAAGGATTAAAAAAATTTTATGATGAGATTGTATATAAACAATTAGAAAAAGTTGCTGATAAATACAACGTAAAATTAGAAACTGTTAAGTTACCTGGTAAAGGGGAGATAAAAGAATTTGATGATATAGGTTTAAATGAACCTACAGAATCAGGAGACGGTGCAGCAATAACTCGTAGAGCATCTAGAGCAATAAGAAATGGATTTGTTTTACGTAAAATTTCTGGTAATTTATTAGCTAGTACATTGGATGATTTAATTCAAGGTAGATTTGAAGATCCTGAAAGAGCTAATAATCCTGGTGCAGTGTTACCAAATTATACAAGTATACTTACTGATACTGGTGTAGCATCTGGAGATATGGTATTAGAAAATTTAATTGAGGATAGTGCAGATACAGATGGTGATAAAAATTATTATATATGGGTAGCACCTAATACTCCAATAGATACTGCAATACAAGAAGGCACAGATCGGTATTCATCTTTGTCTGGTATATGGGATATTGCAGATATAAATTTGCAAATGCCTATTTCACCAGCTATACAAACTGAAGGTGCAGATTTTGTACAAACTATTAGAGAAAATGAAGGAAGAGATCTTACAGATTATTTTGATGAGTACGAACACTCAGTTAATAATTCAGTAGATGTAAATAACTATAATAATTATATAAATAATTTTTATAATAAAGAAAATGTTAATATTGGATATAGTCATGAGATTATAAAAATGCCTTTACCTAAGAAACTCCAAAAGGATATACTAAGCAAGCCTATTAAACTTAGTAAACTTAAAACACAAACAAACAAAATGTTAACATAATATTATGAGAGATACAAAACTTATAGACGCATACATAGCAAAAGAAAATAAAGACAAGAGAGAAAAAGAATTGTTTAAAGTTTTAAAAAAAGAAGTAGAGACAGGTGCTAATGGCACACAGAATTATATAATAAAAAAAGGTATTAATAAAAATACAATAGCTAAGAAATAAAAAAGGGGAAGCGTGAACTTCCCCCATATAGGCAACAACAGGGCTCCTTTAAGGGAGCCTTTTTTTTTGGCGACACTTATACCAAAACTCTAAATCTTCTGTATCATCTGCTTAATGTCATCCTCTAGTTTTTTACCTGCAGAGTTAGCATGATTAATAATTGCAGCACATAGATTAGCTTGATACTTATAATCTTTAAGTGCTTCTCTTATTTTACCTACAGGTTTTCCACCGTAGTCAATCACTATTGCATTATCTTTATTAAGACCAATTTTTAACTCGAACAATAGACCTGTGTGTTTGTGTAGATTATTTTTTTCCATTGGCTTCCTCTGCTTGTTTCTTAACAAAGTCTGCACCAATGCTAGGATCTAATTGATTTAATCTACCTAACATACTCATAAGTTGTACAACTTCTGCATAAGGTCTAGTCATTAAGTATCTCATTATATCCTGTAATTGTATTGAATCTATAAGATATGTTCTAGATCCTGTGCTTTCTTTTCCTTTCTCTTTAGTCATTATGCTCTCCAAATTGTTTATGTATTGTTTTTATATTCTCTTCTGCAGTAGATATTACATTTATAAGTTTATCTAATTCTTCTATAAACTGTGGGTGCTCACCAATTGCAACAGGGTTATCTAAGTACACAGTAGCTTTAGCTTTAGCATCAGATATCTGTGCTGTATATTTATCATGTAACGCATCTAAAAACATCTCTCTCATAGTTGCCCCCTAAATTGATAATACTTGTCTTCAATAAAATCTGCATCAAGTAAATAAGTATTGTTCATTTTTTTAAATGCCTCCTTAGCATCTCGTATTGTTTGGTTTAAAGTTCTACCTTCTCCTAAAGACTCTGATACAAAGTCTTCTACTTCTTGTAACGCATGTTTAACTGCCCCCATCTTTGACCTCCTTTACTAGTCTATTTAAATACCACTGTGCTTTTTCTAAATCTTGCAATGGCTCTCCCTTGAACTTATAACGAGAAACATATTTTAAAACGTTTCCTTTTAAGTACCCATGATACTCATCACTCTCCATACAATCACGTATAACATCTATAGTTTCTTTCTTACCATGCTTGTAGTGTGATGGTGAATTTACATTATCAAATGTAACTTCATTTTCATAGGATATATCATGACTATGATCTATTTTTTTTTCATACACTCTTTTACTTTTTACCATACTTTCTCCTAACTGTATTGTACTCTACCATCTCAAGATCATACTCACCCTTATCTACATTACGTTTAACTACAAGTCCACTCCACCACATTTGCTGTGTGTTCTTAGCATAGTTTTCTTTGTGATGCAAGTAACATCCTGCAGATAATCCCATAAGTTTTTTACCAGAAGGTAATGCACACATGGCATAGTCAAATGTATGTATGTGACCTACAGTAGAGGATACTTTATTTTTTATAAGTAAGGCACGCCCAATATTGTCACCACTAATAGGCTTACCCATAACACCAGTAGGAAAATTATGACAGTAGTATACACCATCGACCACAACTGGAATTTGATACTCATGTACTTCCCAACCATACTTTTTAAATTTAAAGTCATCTGTACTAATTGTTCCTTCAAGTTCTGGTATTTCATCTACTGTTCTATTTATCCTATCTTCGTGATTACCAAGTAACATGATTTTTCTTGGTCGTCTTCCATTAAGACCTTTGTTAAATTGTTCTAGTGCATCATGAACATGTTCTACATCTTTCTTATATCTTCTACCTTCAAAAGATTTCTTACCTTTATCGTAGCTTGATAGTGAATCCATACTAGCAAAGTCTCCCATGCATACTATGGTATCTGGTTTCAGATCATGTGCAAATTTACCTGCCCATAAAAATCTGTCATTGCTTGCCTTTGGAGTGCAGTGAGGGTCTCCTATTACTAAGTGTGTTGCCATATTAGTTTAACTCCTTATCTCGTTTATGTTTTAAGTATTCAATAAAATCAATAACATTATCTTCACTGTCAAATTCTGCAACAGAGTTGATTGCTAGACTTTTTTTACTACTCTTTTTGTCGTCAGCAAAACCACGAAGCCCATACATAAATGTAGTTTGGGGATCTGCAGTTGCCATCTTAATCATACCTCTTGCAATAGTAGAACATACTTCATATTCTTCTGTTGACATTTCAGCTTTACTATCCATTACGATACCACAAGTAAAACCTTTTTCCCAAGGTGTGACTAAAACTTTTATTGAATTTGCTACATCAATCTTTTTTTTCTTTGTCATTATTTATACCAATACCTTTCAAAGTTTTCTTTATTATATTCTACTACTTTAAATTCAAATCCTCTTTTCATACTTTTTTTTGCAAATTCTTCTGCGTCACTCTCTTTACTAAATATAAGATTTGTAAACATTCTAAATTCCTCGTCTTTCTTATTTTTAAATAGCACAAAATATAATGTCATGCGTAACAAGGGTGGAAAATAGACCCCTCAATACTATCCCCCACCCAATTGAAATAATAATTCCTATTCAAAAGTTTCCTCTTTCTTAGGATTAGTTACCTCAGTATACCAAACCCACTTAGGGTTCTTTCCTTGCGACTGTTGTTGTGGTAACAGTTGCAATTTACTTCCCCAACAAGGAAGTTTGTATGAGCAAAATGTACAAGCCATGCCCAAAATTTTATTACCTGTCTTCTTAGTTCTAAATGTTTCTTCTATAGCATCATAGCATCTCTTAAATGGTACTTTGTTTTCAATAGCTGCAATGTTTTCTTCTACACTAGCCAATGCTTTAACTCTGTATTCATTGTCATCTATAGGAGTTTCACATACTGTCCACTCACCTGTAGATTTATTGATTACAATCCACCCACCAAAAGGCATCTTCTCACTCTCACTATAGAGATATCCTTGAGGTACATATCCAAACGCATCGTCCTTTGCAACCTCTTCAAACCCACCTTCAAATTTTTTAGTGAATGAATATGGTGATGCACTTTTAATGTCCCAGACTTTCTCATTGATCTTAACATCAAGCCTACCCTCAATTTCTGAGTTAGTAAATTTAAGTTTAACCTTTTTCTGTTCATCTTTTACTTCTACTCCCGATGATTTTAAAACAAATATAGCTAATGCCTCGATAAGATCTCCAAAAGTATTTCTCATCTTAACATTATATGGCTGACCTTCTCCCTTTACATTCTTTGCTTCCATTTGCAACTGACACAAAGGTCTACCTATACTTGACATTCTTGGTTTAAATCCTTCTCTTCTTTTCTCCGAGAACTGTTTGCGTAAGGCACTTTTACATGCCTCACCAAACTCTTCAAGAAGTTTATCAGATACTTCAACAGGATCTTTATTTGCTCTATCCAAATACGATTGAACTTTATGAAGGATATCACTCATTAAGATGCCAACACGTCAATAGGATCTTCAACTTGATCTACTACTTTTTTCATGTCTGTATCTGTTGGCTCGTAGTTGCTTTTCTTTGCAGCTTTATAAAGGTCTACTACTTCTGTATTCTCTTTAGTAATAACTTCTTGAAAGACACCTAACGTTTCCATATCTTCTTTAGACATTTCCAAACCAGCCTCAGCATTAACAGAGATCTCTGGTGTGTAATAAACATTACCACCTTTCTTCTGTCTCTTGGTATCGACTGATAGTGTTGTTGTAAACATAAGTTTTTTACGTTTAGTTATTTGTTCTAATGCAGTACCTACTGGTGAAAATGCTGTACCAGTAACCCTCCATAAACTAGGCAGATTAGAAACAGTGTGTTCTTCGCCATTAGCTTTTACTCCTTTGAATGATAACAGACCATAGAGTAATCTATAACATCTTATAGTTCTCTGTTCTGCTAACTGTTCTGGTGTTAAAGATTCCCTATCTTTGAACGGAACTTTACCACATTTTGTACCACCAAGTATATCTACAGCTTCCTCTTTCCAATTCTTAAAGATTATAGATCTGTTTACATACTCACTTTTATCTGGATCATAATGCATGTATTGCATTGCACTTATGAATGGTCTAAATGTAATTGGTTTGCCATATACATTCTGACCTACAGTAGAATCAAATGTAAATAAATTACCTACTGGTAATTGATTGCCATCGTCATCTTCTGGTGACCTGTTGATGCCAAGTCTAGGAATATTTACTCCTTTACTTGAACCATCGTCTTGTCCAATAGCTTCCATTATCTGCTCGTTGGACATCTCACTTATATTTGCTATGTTATTTTCCATAGTCCTCCTTAGTTGATTGATTCCTTATACCATATTTTAATAGATTTGTCAAGTGTTATTTTTTGTAAGGTGGATAAAAAATATCACACACAAATAATAAAATTAATACAACAAATCCTGCACCCAATAACACTTCTAACATACTCTGGTATCTCCTTCAGTAATCTCGCAGGATAAATCTTCCATACGAGCAAACCACATTAAGTAACTTTGTAGTTCTTCATTCTCATTTATATATAACATTGTAGGTTTATCATCACACTGTGCTTTTAAATCCTGCAGCATATCATAAGCTTCTTCTTGCTCATCATCAGCATAATCTTCCCACAACTCTTTATCAAGTAGAGGTATACTCATAGTTCTCCTATATTAAAATGGCATATCGTCATCGCTATCTTCTTTACCATTTGGTAAGTCAATAGTTTGTACGAAATACATTGTTGTATTTTCTTTTTTTGCTTTAGCTATATCATTAAGTTTATCTGCTATATCTAAAGCATCACTTCTTTTTGACATAGTTAACTCAACAGTTATTATTGGATCAGTAAAAGTAAATGTCTGTACTTTTAGTATTATATTAGTCTCGGTCATAGTTTATCTCCTTCATATTTAACCAATCATATCCCATTTTGATCTCTGTGTCAAGTGGAACATTAAAGTTTATTCCATAATACTCTTTCAATGCAGGTATTACGGATGCTGTACCCTGGTCAAATATCTTACTCATTACAGCTTCTTCTCCAGGATAAACATCAGCCACAATAGAATCGTGAACTGTGTTAATAAGTAAACTCTTAACCCTTTGCTCATTCATTAGCTTATATATTTTTATACATGCTAAAGGTACAATGTCAGCAGTAGCTAACCCTTGCACAGGATAATTTTTTATTTGCGTACCATAACTAGAGCCACCCCAAGGCATACGTTCTGCATATGGAAAGGAGTATTCTCTACCTGTTGGTAATTTAATTCTTTTAAAAGTTATAGCTTGGCTTTGTAATTCCTCATGCCATTTAGATATACCTTTATATTTTTCTGCAAATGTTTTATAGTATTTTTTCTCAGCATCTGTACCTGTTGTACCACCATACAAAGGTTTAAATGTATGTGCCTTTGCATCTTGCCTAGACACACCAATAATATCAGCAGTAAATTTATGTACGTCTATATTATTTTTTATATCTTCCATACCTTGCTTATCTTGTGCAAGAAATACTGCAGTTCTAAACTCTAGCTGTGCAAAATCTACCTCAAGTATTTGCCCACCATCAAACCTAGATTGTATAACCTTACGTATAGGGAATGTATTACCTCTTGGTTGGTTTTGAAAGTTAGGATCCCTACTTGATAGTCTACCTGTAGCTGTTACAGCTTGCATAAACTTAGGGTGTAATAAACCATTAGCATTTGTAAAATTTTGTAAGCCTTCTACAAAAGTATTTAAGTATGTAGAGATAGCATTGTGTCTAAGAATAGAATCAATAAAATCTTTAAACTCTCCCTCTGCTTCTCCTGCAATTTTATTTAAAGTTATCCTATCTGTTTTAAATCCAGAGTCAGATACATCATAGACACTTCTAGGTCTTTGATCAAAGCCTGCAAGCTTAGCCATCTTAGCATATACAAATCCTTCTCCATGACATTCATCACACTTACTATATTTTTTGTAAGGACTACCATCAACTTTAATTTTTTTAATCACACCCTTACCTACACAATGTAAGCATTGGCTAGCCATAGTTCTATAGATAGGCTCAGAGTTATTGGCTACTAAAGTTCTAAACTGTGCAAAAGAAAACTTAGGTCTTTTCTTATTCTTCTTAGTAAACTTATCTACACCTGTATTAAATATCTTAGCCCATTCATTCTTGTCTTTAGGTTTTTTAGAATAGATTAACCATGACAATTGCTCTGGACTACCTAAGTTAATCTTAGTATCTCCCATTTTTTCGTAGACAATCTTATCTATCTTCTGTTTAAGATAAGCAAACTCTGCTCTGTATTCCTTCTCTACTTCTTTAAGATCATCTAAGTTTACATTAATACCATTACGTTCCATATCAGTAAGCACAATTAAAAATTCATTCATAACTTTAATTGTTTTTAATAAACCTTTATCTTTATCTGATCTTAAGTCTACCATTTGTGAATCAAACAGTTGTCTAGTGATAGCTACATCTACTCTACCATATTGTTCTACAATTTCTGCAGGAATATTCTCAAATGATACACCTCTATCCATGTATTCTTTAACTGCACCATCTTTAGCATCTAGTTTTCTACGTTGGCAACACATTAATAGTGTTAAACTCTTACGCACACCACGATTCAATACATATTCTGCTATCATAGTATCATATACATTACCTGTGTATGTGAATCCTGCTTCAAGCAACCAACTTAAATCAAACTTAATGTTGTGACCTATAAGTATTTTAGTTTTATCTAATATTTTTTGTATCTTTGCATGACACCCCTCATCAATCCTCTCACTATGGTTAGTAAAATAGTATTCATCATTAATACCTACACTAACCAGTATGTTATCTGGATTAAATGGTGATGGATCAAAGCCACCTGCCTCTGTTTTTTGATACGAGGTCTCTACATCTATTGTTGTTATCATATTGATTCCTTTATATTATTTCTTCTGATTTTAATTCTGTCTGCACCTTATAGCAGTAATTTTTCAGTAAGTCAAGTCTAACCAAACAAACTTTTTTTGTATTTGAATCTCCGTTGCCAGTTATCTCTCGTGATTGTATGTTATTTAATATTATACACTCAAATATTTTAATTGGTTTTATCCATAAATATTCTTTACCTGTATATATAACCCATAGGTGTGCTGATGTTGCTAGCAATGCAGATGGTTTCCCAAACATAAACAACTCAATAACAATATTATTTGTTTCCTGACTTTTTAAATCATATTTAACTTCTATTTTATAATTATTTTCTGGTATAAATATATCATACTTACTAAACTTACCATCAATTAATACTGCCGATGGGTATTTTATCTGTATATTTGATAGAATCATATTTTCTATTTTTCTACCACGACCTAAGTCTTTTTTAAAATTTGTATACATTAATCTGTAAACCTACTTATATATTTATCTAACAAGCAAGATGGATCTCCATGCCAACCTGTTATCTTATTCTTACTTACGTTTAATACTCTGCTAGTATTAGTAGGATCATTAGATGCTCTATTACCTATACCAATAATTAAATCTGCTTCAGCTGCCTTACCTGTCTTAGAGTTTTCCATCATATCAAATGATATATGATCTCTGTTGTGTGCATCTGCTGATGCCTGTGATATGGCAATGACTACACATTGTCTTCTCTTTGCTATCTCTCTTGCACTTGTATAGATTGCTCTTAACTTCTCATCTGTTCTAGCAAATGTACCACTCATATTTACTTTATCTAATTGATCTATTACAATAATATCTGGCTTATGTTTTTCACAATGACTATCTATATCATCCATAGACCAATCAACTATATCAATCATTTTAATATTATCTTTTATTTTAATCCATTCATCACGTGCTGTATCAACATCATCTATAATTTGTTCTTTGTTAAGACCAGTAAAAGCACTGATGGCTCTCATCTGTGTACGTACTGCAGGTTCTTCATTAATAAAAGCATGTACCTTTGCACCTTGCTCAGCAAATCCATAGGGTGCTGATACAAGGCTAACCCAGAATGCTGTCTTACCTGTCTCTGGTCTAGCAAATGCAATCATTAAATTTCCTGGACCGATTCCACCTATATTATTTTTTAGTACAGTTAAATTAAAACTCCATTTACTTACAACATTTAACTCCTCAAGTAGTTCAGTAATATCATTTGTTACTGCGTCTAATTTTTGTGCAGGTAATCCTGTCTTATGTTTCTCTATAAGATTTGTAATGAAGTTAAAATCTGCAGGCTTACCATTAAATATTTCAGTAGCCTCTATTGCAATCTTCTGTGCAACATCTCTCTCAATTAATATTTTAATTATATCATCTGCTATTTGTTTTGATGGTTCGTTTGTTTCTTTTATATCCTCAAGTAATTCACTGAACTGTTCCTTAGCTGCTCGTGTTAATGCAGGATTAAATACTGCAGTATGTAGAGAATACAACTCATCAATACTTATATCAGAATCATACTTATCATGTGCTTTTTGAATTGTATCATACAAAGAACCAAAGCTACCTTGGAATACATTACGAGATACTTGACCTTTATACTCTGCATAAAAGTCTTTGTTTAACATTAGTTTTATTATCTGTTTTTCTATCATTTGATGTTTGCTTTCTGAATTATTTCTTTTAGTTCTTTAATCTGTTGTCCTGCTTTTCTCAACTGTTCTTGCAAATATACCTTTTGTTTTTCTAATCCTTCTATTTTATTCATTTTAATATACTTGTCTGAGTCAAACATTGCAGGGCTTGGTTCATCTGGGTGTGGTCTATCGTTCATTTAAACATCTCCTCTATTTCTTTTGTTCCATAATATTTTAAATCATCTTCTAAAGTTTTAACATGAACATTCTTAATACCATAAGACTTAAGTTCATTAGCAATACCAAATGATTTAACTGTTGCATCTCTGTCTAACCCTATATACAATTTATCGTACTGTGTCAAGTGTTTCTTATGAGATTCTTTTAATGATGTACCCATCAAAGCTATGCCTGTCAATACATTAGATACTGCACAAGCAGATGCACAATCTTCTACAAGTATAGCCTCCTTATGTTCTGTCAAGCCACAAGTAAAAGGTATATCTTTATTACCATACATATACCATTTAGGATAGACCTTAGAATTTAATCCTCTACCCACTGCACCTACGATCTCATCTGTCTCTGGATCTTTAGCACAAAAGACTACTCTGTTCTGTGCTATGTCAAATTTTATTGTGGCTCTACCTAAACTCCATGCCTCCCAGCAATTGTTTTTGTGTAGGTACTTCATTGCTTTGTCATTTGAATATACAGTTGTAAAACTATCTGGCATCTCAAAGTGTACATCATTTGTTTTATTATTAGTATTGAATGTTGAGTTTACATAATTCATATCTTTCTCACCTGTGTACTTACCTTTAGCTTTACAGGCAGCATGAAAGCAAAACCAATTTATATTATTGGAAGCTGTATCTACTGATAGGGTATTCTTACCATGACAAAAAGGACAATCCATTCTAACAGATGTATCTGGTGGAATGAATAGCCCTTCTATAACAGCAAGCTGTTGCTTATAATTCAACTGGCATTTCCTCGTATACTATTGTATACCTTTCTTTATTATAGAAGTTGTCAGCTTCTATCTTCATTAGTCCTTCGTTTAAATATTCAGCAACTGCATTCTCAATCATATCTAGTGTTGGTTCGTATGGAAATGGTATCAATGCTTTTGCATCTATGCCTAGCCCAAATAATCTTACTTTGTATTTTTTCATCATCATCATTCCCTCTATCAGATTTATTCTTATTTGTCAAGTCTTTTCTTTCTTTCTACTATTCTTAATGTAAATGGTGTAGGTGTTTGTACATCGTCTTCATCACCTATATTATATATAAACTGATCAAATGATTTCATAAAATCTGCAACATATTCTTGTTGATTTTTTTGAATCCTTAACTTCTTGTTATCAACACGTAAATCTGCAACGTGAAAATAATCAGCGTCAACATCATCAGTTTTATATTCTTCCATTAAAGCTAATGCTATTGGACATAGCAAATTACATTCTGGTGTACCTTTGTTTATATGCTCTTGTGTTACTTTTATTAATCTAATCATTATTTATCCTTGCTAGTTATTATATGTTTAAGTATAGTTGTTGTTGGATTAAAGTCTAGACTCTTACAGGAAGTTAGACACAAAAAAATTATAAGTAGTATTTTACTTTTCATAATAGATTAGTCCCTGTGACCATAGGGTTCTGGATCTTCTCTTTGAAAACTACATCCATTTGGATCGATGTCACAGTTAGGGTAGGAGAAACACCCTATATGAAAGTCCACTCTTTCTGCATCAAATATTTTCTCATGAAAATTATTAAAAACATTTGTAAGATTCCTTTGTGTTAGTTTATTTTTTGATTGATATTGTAAGGCACTATATAAATTATAAATAAGTTCTAACGCAACTGACTCTGTTGTTGCCTCACTATATTTAATGTAATTGAAGTGCTCTTCTTTAGAAAATACATCATCTTCATTAATACTCCATGATACTTCATTTAAATTCTCTGCTTCAACTTCACAATACTTTAATATCTTATCTATCTTTTTTTTCTTAACACTCTTAAAGGTTGGTAATAAAACTTCTACTTTTTCTCTCATGGTTATTTCTTTTTTCATGGCTATTCCACCTCCTCTCCATCTATCTCGTATACTGTAGTAAAAGTATTACCTTGTAGTCTACCTATATGAACTGGATCACAATTTAAAAAATCTTGTATAACTTCTATAGCTAACTCAAGTTCTTTGTTATAGTAATCTTTATTCTTATAGAAATTTAAAGTTAAAAACTTTTTTATTTTTCTTTTAGATACTCTACTCATTTGTTTTCCTTTTCTATTTTTTGTCTTACTGAAGATGCAAGTTTATTAATCTCATTATAAATATCCTCACCTTCCCAATGTTCAAAGGGTTGCCATGCTAGTGCTGATATTTCCTCAAAAAGTTTTTCTTCATCCCAATTATCCCACTCTTTATCTAGGTCAGCATACAAATAAAAACTACTAGCCCATTCAAAGTCTTCTCTTTCTTTGTCAGTCATATTATTTCTCCTTTAACTCTTTATTAATTTTCTTATCTTTTAAATAATTTAAGTATTCATCTTCAAATAAATCTGTAATTTTCTCATACGAAGATTCTAAATTTTTTAAAGATAAATTTAAATTATTAATTTGATTTTCATCCCCTTTTAAAATGGATATATTATTTTTTGTATCCCTTAAATATTTATGGAAATCATCTTTCTTTATCTGAAGAGACTTTAATCTTCTTTTAGTTTTCCATAAATAATGAGAAAGTCTATGATGTCTAAAATAATTTAGACCATTTATTACCCAATATTTATACCCATTATGCCTACTCCCTACTTTTAAACTTCTCCAATAATAATCTCTTAATTCAAACATTAGTTTATTACAGGCTGTTAAATTCTTTTGTATATCTATTCTCTCATTTTCATTTTCTAATTTTTTAGTTTTTAACACATCTAACATACTCATATCAATACTAATGCTCCTTATAACTTACTTGTTTAACTTTATGATTCCAACAGGCACGACAGCTACCACACTCACCATCTCGTTTAGGTGCAGGACACTCACGACCTACTGCTTTCTTATCTTTATGCACACCAGATGTCCACTTCCAAAACTTAGGTGGTGGGCTATCAACTTTAGTTGTTGATACTCGTAAGCATAAATTCTTTGGTACATCTTTTTCTGTAATTTTATCTATGATTTGATACTCTCTAGTAGCTAACCAATACTTTATGTGTGGTGTAAGTTCACACACCTCAAATATTTTCATAAGATGTTCATAAGATTGTATATCACCAGAGTCAAACCAACGGTGAAAACGCCTTGATTTATCTAGGTTTTTGTACTTTTGGGTAATAAGTTCTGCCATATAATCTACCCATTCTGGTAGACCTAGTGCCTCATATCTTTTTTGATACATAGCTTTGACAACAGGGAATACATAGCAACCTTTACCTGCATAACATTTGTTACAGATAGTGCCATCAACTAATGCTAACTTACTACCTGTCACACAGTATTCAATTGGTATACCCCATGCAAACGAGGGCATCTTACTTGGATTAGATAGACTACCTATCTTTGCCTCTAACTCTTTGATTGTTTTCATATTATTATTCCTATTATAAATCCTACAATAAATCCTACAATGTATTCTCTGTGATACAAAGATGTAGAACAAAACCATTCTCTCCAATCTTTAGGAGTCTTACCATATATAATCATAGTTATCCTTTGTTAAGTTATACTTTAACACATAAAGTCTGGTGTGTCAACTGATGTGTACTTAGCGAATCGTTTCTTTTCACCTACATAGTAATCTTTGTATGATTGTATATAGTTATCACACTTGTACTCATCTGGCATACACAAAGGTGGGATTAAAAAATTCTGATACTCAAACTTATTTTTTATTTTGTCATTTAAACAAATTAAATTATTAAGTATGCGACCTGTCTTATGTATTCTGTTGTGATACCTGTGTCTGTATTGATTAAGTAAGTGACCTAACAAATCTATTGACCACATATAATTACCTAATGAATCTCCTACCCATATAGTCATGGGGTGGTGTGGGTATGCAGGTTTGTATAGCTCTTCATCAATACCACAATGTCTTTGGTATGCAGTTGATAACATCTGTCCTGTTTCTAATATCATTTTGACTACATGCTTATCACAATGATACAATGCAGATACCTCTGGGCTTTTATCTAAATGAAATATGTTCATATTATTATTTATTAATTAGAATTAATATTGCATTAGACAAATCTACTTTACCTAATAAATAGTGGTCATGTGTATCTTCACATATATCAATACTATTTATTTCTGTATTTTCTAATTCTTCATTACACAATTCTAATATTTTGTTAAGTTTATTTTCTAAAGCTTCTATTTGTTTTATATTTTCTAGTCCTTCATTCATAGTTTTGATCCTAAGTTTCTTATTGCAAATCTTACTTCTTCTAATGTTATTTCTTTTGTGTTGTATCTATATGTTAATATATCATGCAACTTTATTATATGGTCATGCTCTGTACCTGCTAGGTCACAGAAAAACTCACAGTCTTTAGACCTAACCCAATCAGTTGCTTTTTCTTTCTCCCATTTCTTTTGTACATCTTTAGCATGCCCACTTGTAGCATTAAACATACCAAAGGAATCCTCAAACATAATTTGAATCTTTGCTATACCTAATTGTTCTTCGGGTGTTTTATCTGATACTTCTGTGTTTAATGTTTTCATAGTCTATCCTTGTTGTTGTTTTACGCAGACCACAGTCTGCACAGTAATATTTTTTTTGAATTATAATGATTGCTTTTGAGTCACAACTATAGCATAGTTTAATAGGTGTGTCAATTTGTCTACTTGGTTTATCTGTCATAATATGTTATAGTATCGTGTCATTGCAGGGGGGGTTAATACTATATACTAGTTATCTATGTTATCATCTAATATAACTACTAGTGATATAGCCCTATCTTTTCCTGATTTTTTATTATCTGTCATATAAACTTTAGAATTAGAAAACTGCACAGCATTATATCTATTTACTAACTTTACTGTTACTGGCTCTTGCATGACAGAACAATTACCATTTATATCATTTAGTTTATGTTGTAATGCAGACCATTCTAGTTGGTAAGCATCATTATTATTGTACCGTTTGTACACATCTTCCATATCTTTTATCATAAATTTCCTATTGTTATAGAGGCTAAGTAATTTCTTACCTAACCTCTAGTAGTTATTATTATCTTACTTGATTGGCTACGCCTTGATGATAGTAAAACATAAAGTCATTAGTCTTTAGAAAGTTTCTAACTTCAAAATCCCTATCCTCATTACTTCTTATAGGGTCTCTCTTAGCAGATTCAATCTTATAATCTTTACTATCTCTTTTACCTATCTTAACAGCACGTTCATTGTGTGTACTGTAGTTTGTTAGTGCATTATACACATCATAGAGTGTTGATTTATTTGCATCAGTTTCTAATACATTATTTAGTAAGTGGTACTTACCATCAGAATTATTAGAGAACTTTCTAAATAACTTCTCAACATCTTGTCTACCTAACTCTACACTTTGGTACACCTCTACTTTATTTTTCATATCACTAAAGGTTGTGTTAAGATTCTTTAGTTTAGTAAATGAATCATCAAGATTAAAGTTAAGTGTATGTCTTTTCATAGATGAATTAATATCTTCAAATGATTTCATACCATTTGCACATACTAATCTTAAGAACATTGACCTTAACTGATAGATAATTGATGCGTCATAGCTAGATATAACTTCAATACCAAACTTTAACTTGTCATTTTCATCATGACTCATAGAGTAAGTACCAAAATCTCCAGTATCTCCAAACAGAATCCTAAGTTTCATGTAGTTTAAGTCTGGTGACACATTAAATTTAATAGATGTATCACTTATATCTATCTCATACTTATCTAATGCAGTAGATAGCCCAGATAATATTCTTTCATAGGGTATCAACTGGTAGTTAGCACCATGTAGATGTATTGCTTTGTTGTTTTCAGTATCTAATACAGCATAGCTAGGTTTATTTAGCGTAAATGTACTCTCTACTGAGTCTAATTGACGCAGTTCAACAGGCGTAATGCTATGTTGGTACTGGTCTGCGTACTGTTCTTTTAGTTTTGCAACTAATGCACTCATATCTTCTCCTTATTGTTGGTTAAAAAAAAGGCACTACTAAAATTAATTAGTAATGCCTTTAATATACTATACTATTGCTAGTATGTCAACTGATATCTCTTATAGTTAGTTAGCCATTCGCATAGCTTCTTTATAAGCGAGTATCTTTTCTTCTCTAGTCTGCTTAGGTTTATCTATGTTATCTAGTGCGTCTGCTAGGTCATCAATAGATACTACAACGTCCATGCCAATTTTATCAGCAAGTATCTCATCATCAATTTTCCAATTGACTTTACTGTGAGAAGCAAACTTCTCTACTTGAGAGAACTTAGTCATAGTCTTTATACCTTGCTCAAATCTATTAACCTTAGCTACAATAGATTCAATCCATTTAGTATGTGACTGCACTACATTCTGCTTTGCTTGTATCATCATCTCAAACTTTTGAAACTCTAAGTCTGAGCATGGGATAGCTCTTGAACGACACCCACCTGTACCAATAATTTGCAATACATAATTACTATTCCAATCTTGATACAAATTACTACCACCTGTTTTACCATTTAGAAAGTAATCATTCTCATTTCTACATGTTGACAGGTAGGGATTGTTGTCCTGTCTATGGACATTACCTTCTTTTTTTAGGTCATGTTCAATGTTACAGTCTGGATTAAGTCCTACTGCTTTCATTTCCTCACGATACATAGCATAAGGAAAGTTCTTACCATTGTTAGAACTACCACTACCATAACGTGAGCCATAATCTCCAGTAATACTGCCATCTAACTCAAATGAAAAGTGTTTAGACTTCTCTACTTCATCACCATATGAGTCAAGTACCTTTGGTGCGTCAGTTACTTTGAAATAAAAACAACTATCATCACCTACTGCATTGATAGTGTTATGTTTTCTCTGTAACTGTTGCAAAGTATCTACATCTTCTAATGGAAATCTACGTTGCACTACTTTTGTTGCAGTTTCAAACGCAGAAGCAATAGAACTTGTAGCTTCCTCTCTTGTTTGATTGTATTTATCTTTCAAATCAGTTGAAAGACTTTCACAATGTCTACGATAATCGTTAGTCAAAGACTTACGTTTACCTGCATTGAGCCTTATCTCTTTTTGTTCCATGAGTACTCCTTTTGTTGGGTTAAAAAAAAGACACCACCCAGATGTCTGAGTGATGCCTATATAATATACTAATGTTATTGTTGTGTCAACTAGCTAAGCCAAGAGTCTTCAGCTTTAATAGTCTGTTTATCCAATCTTCCTACTGAATTAATAAGAGTTTCTCTATTAATTTTAAGCCATGAATTTAAACAGTTTAAACTACAGGCTATATCATGGTAGTAAGAATTAACTTTGTTAGACTGATAATATTTATTGCCTTTACTACCACGTATTTGATTCTGATTTCTTTTATAACAACATTCTTTATTCTGACACCACTCACTCATTGATAACTCCTCGCTTGATTAGATTTTTAAGAGCAGTAAATTTTACCTTCTCAAACATAACAACTGTTATGCTATCATTTACCTCTAAGTGATTGATTTTATACACTTTTTTACCAACACTAAACCACTTCAAAGTAGCAACAGAAATATTTCTGGGTGCTTTTTTATCTAGGTCATGTGCTAGTATGTACTCATCAGCATTGGTAGTTCTTTCTTTACCTTTACGTTTATACATAGTGCCATCAGTTTGTTTCCAAGTAGAACGATTTACTAAATCAAATCTACCTGTCCGATAGTCTCCATTTTTTTTAACAAAACCTGCACGAAACTTTTTCGCTTTGGTTTGTGTCATTAAAGCATAAAGATAATCTGAAACTTTACCAACTTGTATGTCTGTTTGTTTCATATATTTTCCTATTAGTTAATTGTATTAGGGTGTAGCCTCAACTCTCATGCTATGTTCTGGATTTACAGCTTAGATTTACAACTCCTTACTAACATAGCCATAGTAAATTACTACACCCCCCTTTAATATCTAGTGCCATGTTACTTAAAGACTAGGCTCAACAAAAAAGGGCAACCAACTCTCGTTGATTACCCTTACATAGTATATGATTTATTTGTCTGTGTCAACAGGCTTACAGTAAGTAAGACCTATGACTTGACCTGTGGGTGTGTATATATTTTCTTCTATGGTGTGTTCTTTTATGTAGTCATTACATTCTTGATAAGTATTAAACTTATGTTTAACTGTATGGAAATTACCCATACGATTATCAAAGTCAGTAAATAAAAATAATAATAATTCAATCATTGTGTTGCTATGATTATAAGACTAGCCAACCAAACACTCACACAAAAAAAAGGGATTGCCCAAATGGACAACCCCCTTTTGTTTTTGAATACAACTCTTGCTACTACCCATGTGCTTATAAGCCACACAAGTAATGAGAGTATAGCAGTCAATTAATTACCACTACCTTCTACAAATTGATTAGTGTCAAGAAACTCTTGTTGTTCTTGCAACCTATTTTCATCTAATGGTTGAGATATATATGTGTGTTTATCCCAATCATCTGTTTGCACATGTAAAAGATAATTAGTTAAAGCATCATTAAGTTTTATTTGAAGTCTTTTTAACTCAATGATTTTTTCTTTATCAGGACTTGGATTGTTTTCCTGCCAAGCCATGATGTTTATAGTGCATACCCTTACTTGCCTACGCAATTTAGGTATGCGTTTGTCATTATCCATATGGTTTTCCTTGTTTGATTAATCAGTTCGTAGTATATATTAACTGCTACTCTATGTCAAGTAGTTTATCTAACTCGTCTGTTAGCTGTCTGATTTTTGAAAGGTCTGAGTAGACTTTTTTATCTTCGAGATATTTTATAAGTAGGCTATGCAATAGCTTAGATAACCTAAGGTGTCTTGATTTTAATGCTAATTTTTTATCTATCATAATTTTTTAACGGCTGACATGACCACAAAGTACACATCAGCCGTATTAGTTATAGTGCCATAACTTTGAGAGGGAGTGGCACTTGGCTAATTTTATTTAACAGTAGGTTGTGAGAAAAAATCTTGAATAGTTTTTTTAAGATTTGCCTCTACCTCATCTGCTGATTTGTTAAGACTTGTTAGTTTTTCTGCCATACCCTTAATAGTATTCTGAGTATCTTGATGCAGTTCTAAGTTGTCTTTTATTTTCTTCTGCCTTTTCTCCCTATCAAATCGTATAGCTTTGTTTCGGGATTGCACAAAATCATGTGCGTCTGTTTGTTCTGCCATTAGTTTCTCCTTTGTTTGATATGTATTCATAATACCATAGTGTATTTGTTGTGTCAAATAGTACCGACAAAAAAAAAGCCCTACCGATATTGCTACCGATAGGGCTAGTGCTGTTCACTTTTCATATACCTATATTCCCATTAGACTTATTAACATACCTAAACACAGCCACATGACAGCTACATATAAAATGCTTTTCATATTCTCTCCTTCCATAATTAAATTAAACATAATCTCAGCTTACAGGGTAGTATTAGCTGTGTCAAGTGGAAGGATAAAAAAAAACGAGAAGGCAATTTTAATTTTGCCCCCTCGCAATTTTGTAAGTTAGTATTTTTGTTATAAACCTACTGATTTACTGAATAGATGTAGCAATAAATAACTTATTGCCATGATTGATATAAATATTAATGCTGTTTTCATTTTGTTTTTAACTTTGGTTTAACTTTATTAATGGGCTTGATGTACTTTCTATTTTGCTCATCAATAAAAAGTTGATTAGCTTTCATTAAATAAACACCTATTAAAACAATTAATAAGCAACCAATTATAAAAGATAATTCAATCATATTTTTAAGCCCTCATTTATAGACTTAATCGCCTCATGAATTTTAGGTGTCATTACATTTTTTATATTGTCATTTGTTAAACTTTTTAAACTACTTTCATTAAAGAGAATTACAGTTGCAACGCTTAACAATTGATTTAATAATTTTTTATCTTCTTTTAAATCAATCACTATTTTTTCAATGCTTGATAATCTTTTTTCAAGTCTATCATTTATTTTATATTGTAAGTTTTCAACGCTCATTTTTTTAACCTCGCATTTAAAGATATATATTTTATATATAAATATTATATCTAATTAATATATATATATAATACAACTTATGAGATACTGTGTCAAATTTATCACACTATGGTATTAATACCACAATACAATCAAGGGTTGATGTTCTTGTAATGTTCTATGCTGTGTCACGTGACACCAGATAATATTAATTACATATATATGTAATATTAATTTGACGTATGTTATTAAAAATGCGATAAAGGGATATGGATATTTTAAAAATAAATATAAATTTATTGGGTATTCATAACAAGGATAATAAAATGACAATACAAACAAAAAAACCAGAAACTGTGGACTTTTATGCTAGTATCAAAGCTTATAAAGTGTGCGAGGGTGACGTTAAAAACTTATGGAAAGTATCGGAAACTATTGAAAAAACTGGTTTCTTAGCTATTCAACCTTTAAGTTTAAAGATTGTTAATTTTTACAACGAAGTTAATTCTCATTGTGAAACTAACAAATTAAAAACAACTGATTATTTTAATTTAACTACAATTAGAGAAAAGTTGTATAATCTGGTTAACTATCCTAATGAAAAGGACGCTGATGGAAAACCAATTAGAAACTATATTTTTGAAAATTTAGTTTCTCGTGCTGTTAAATTAGCATTAGTTTTAATTAATACTGACAAAACTAAGGCTATTATCAAAGACAAGTTAGTAGTTGCACAATCTAATATCATTTATCCAAACTTAAAAGTTTCTGGAAACAATGAAATTAAATACACGCCTAATAATGATGAAAGCCTAATACCTTTGAGTACACGTGGGCTTGAATTGTTATGGAATAAAATAAGCCCAGTTGTTAAAACTGGAGCCCAAACACCTAACAATGATGAGACTGTATTAAGCAATTTAAAAACAATGAAAAACTTTTTAAATGCTGAGATGCAAACTAGAAACAAAAAAGCCGATTATCTAGTAAATGACTATGGTACTAGTGAAATAGTTGAGTTGAGAAAGATAGCACAATTCAGCTTAAGATTAGTTGAGCAATACGAGAGAGACTTAAAAGACTTTGATAAAAATGGTAGTATGAAAAATGCTAACATTGTAAATATTGAGTCTGTTGAGTTTAAAGTTATAGACCACAATAAGCAGTCTTTGGTTAGAATTTCTAAGATTGCATAGTTAATACTAGCTAACAACTAAGCCCTGACTTAAAACATCAGGGCTTTTTTTGTATCTGTACTATAAATCAAATGAAGCTCTATTTTAGGTATGATTATCATACTACTATGATTTAACTAGGTACTAATTAAATTAACACTAGGTTAACATTGGGTTGTGTATCTTACAAAATTTTACACTCCCCCCAACTCTCCCCAAACGAAACCACAAGATATCCCCCAGATAATTTCTAAGTTTTACACGAGGGAATATTTTTAAGGGGGCAGGCAAGGGCACTAGGGGGGTACTACATATATACATATAGGATCGTACTAAAATCCCCAATTCCCCTGTAAACCACCCTGTGGCTACATACTAGGTTACAATATTCTGTAAATCTCCTGGCTATATGCTAGGGTGTTCCCTAGGGGGTATGTATATTTAAGTATATATTATATATAAACCCCCCCGTGTAACCTTAATTACATTATACACCCACTTCTACCTTTTGTCAATGATTATTTTTAACAATAATGCTTTAATATAAAAATAATTTAAATTAGTACTTGACAAAAGTTATATTTGTGTGTATACTAGAATCAGGTACACTTTAAAAGGACACACAAACACTACAGCATGCACTCATGCACAATCGGTCATCACTAAACTGTACCAATTTATAGGGAACACCTAGGATTCCCATAAGTTTAACAATCAAATAAGGATATAAACAAATGGCTGGAATAAAAATTAAAGATGATGGTAGTATCGTTGCAAACGGTGTTACTTATAAGAATAAGGCTGCTTATAAAGCAAGGACAAAAGTTAAAAAGACTGGTAGTATCTTCGAAGGAAGACTAGCTAAAGAAAAAAGAGCTGCAAAAGCTTCAGTTGCACAAGGTAAAAGAAATCAAGCTGCTACATCTAAGATGTATGCTGCAGAAAGCATGTTCAAATCTGCAAAAAGCAGAGATGATGCTAAAGTTATGCCAGGAAAGAAAAGATCTTTCAAAGAAGCTTTCGATGCTGCTACTAAAGAAGGTAAATCTAAATTCATGTTAGGTGGTAAAGGCTACTTAACTACTAAAGGTAAGAGAGAAGATAGATTTGATCCTACTAAAACTAAAGGTGCTGAGAAGAAAGAAAGCATCTTCAGTAAATTCAAATCCTCTAAGACTGGATCTGAGTTCTTTAAAAAATTAAAAAAGAAAAAATAACTTGATACCCACTAAAGCTCTAGAACTTCCTTTCAAGGAAATCATGGAGTTGGTAAATGCAAACAATGGATTCTATTACAACAAACACTCAAAAGAAAAGCTTGACGGTCTCACAGGAAAAGTTTCTAGACGCATTATTCGGAGAAGCCCAAGGAAATCCAAGACAGGCAGGAGAGCTAGCAGGTTACTCAGAACATTCATATCCTAAAGTTCTGCGTAATTTAAAAGACGAGATTGTTAAAAGAGCAGAAAATTATTTAGCCATACATTCTGCGAAGGCTGCAACTAGAATGGTAAACTTGTTAGACGAAGATGGAACAACTCCACACGCTAGTATCCGAATGGAAGCAGCAAAACAAATATTAGACCGTATTGGTATTGTAAAGAAAGATCAATTAGATATCAATATGAATTTAAAGCATGGTATGTTTATATTACCAGCTAAGAATGAACCAGAAGAATCAATCGTAACCCCAGTGCAGGATTAATATGACCAAAAATTATTCAAATGCATACCCAGATAAAAAAAAAGTACAGGATCTAACTAGATTTGTACCTGGTGGAAAAATACTTAAAGTTGCTAGTGCTAAACAGATAAAAGAAAATAATAGAATATCTGATTTAATATTAAAAGATTTAGAAAAGAAAAAAAAGAATTAAGTGATTAAACGAAAAGCTAGAACTATTCCTTTTGGATATAAATTAGCAGAAGACACAGATTATATTGAGCCAATACAATTTGAATTAGATGCTTTAGAAGAAGCAAAGAAATTTTTAAAAACATGTTCATACCGAGAGGTTGCTATTTGGTTATCAGCAAAAACGAAAAGATACATATCATATGTCGGACTTAGAAAAAGAGTTACCAGAGATACCGCTGCCAAAGCCAAAGAAGAAAGTAAAGACCAAAGCCAAGCAGTCGGCTAAGCAGGCAATAGCAAGAACACGTAAAAAAGTTGCAAAGGCAGAACAAACTTTACGTTCAGCTAAGATCCATGCAAAAAATGTCAAGGATAAATTGTTAACCATTGACAAAGTATTAGATGGAAAAGAACAGCAGCTTATAACCCAAGACGTAATAGACGAAGTTCCAGCAAACGTACAGGAACATCTAGCAGGTAAAGAGATAATCTTTCAACCTAACAAAGGTCCACAAAGAGATTTCTTAGCTGCATCAGAACGAGAAGTGTTTTACGGGGGTGCAAGAGGTGGTGGTAAATCATACGCCATGTTAATAGATCCTCTAAGGTACTGTCATAAAGAACATCATCGTTGTCTACTACTTCGTAGAACTATGCCAGAGTTAAGAGATTTGATTAATCATTCTCAAAGATTATACTCAAGAGCATATCCAGGAGCAAAATGGAGAGAGCAAGAAAAAGAATGGAGATTCCCATCAGGAGCAAAAATAGAGTTTGGTTATGCAGAGAACATGACAGACGTATTACGTTACCAAGGGCAGTCTTACACATGGATAGGAATAGACGAACTTCCACAATATCCTTCGCCAGATATATATAATTTTCTAAGATCGTCACTTAGATCAGTTGATCCGAGTATACCAGTATACATGAGGGCTACAGGTAACCCAGGTAATGTTGGATCACAATGGGTTAAAGAGATGTTTGTGGATCCTATAGATCCTAATACAGCTTTTAACATAGAGATTTCTACACCTTCAGGGACAAAGTATATAACTAGAAAGTTTATACCCGCTAAGTTACAGGACAATCCTTACCTTATGCAGACTGATGATTACTATGCAATGTTATCATCATTACCAGAAGTACAAAGAAAGCAATTTTTAAACGGAGATTGGGATGCATTCTCTAATGCAGCATTCTCAGAATTTGATAGGGACTTACATGTTGTTGAACCTTTTGAAATACCTAAAGGCTGGCAAAGATTTCGTGCTGCTGACTGGGGTTACAGTTCTCCTGCTTGTTGTTTATGGTTTGCTATTGATTATGATAATAATCTATGGGTTTATAGAGAGTTGTATACCCAAAAGATTACAGCAGATATTTTCGCAAAGAAAGTCTTAGACCTAGAGAGTGGAGAATACATACGCTACGGGGTTTTAGACGCTAGTACATGGGCAAGACGTGGTGATATAGGTCCAAGCATTGCAGAAACAATGATTCAAGCTGGGTGTCGTTGGAGACCTTCTGATAGAACAGGAAGAAGTAGAATTAGTGGAAAGCTAGAAATCCACAAACGATTAAAGGTTGAAGATAAAGAACCAGGCATTCGTATATTTTCTAATTGTAGAAATTTGTTAAGAACATTTCCTACACTACCATTAGATGATAGTAATCCTGAAGATATTAATACACACGTAGAAGATCACGCATATGATGCACTAAGATACGGATGTATGAGTAGACCGATACATACAAGTTATGCAAACAAAGCATTTGGTAACAGTAATAGAACAGCTAATTTTGTCCCCTCAGATAAAATATTTGGATATTAACAGAGAGGATATATGAAAAAAGTAAAGTTACCTACTATAGATAAAAAGAATTTTCCTTATGATCTAGTACAGATATTATGGGAAGATATCGTTGGAGATGCAGGCTGGGCTGAACTTCCAGATATTAAAAGTTCTAGCACAGCAATATGTTGTAGTTTAGGATACTTAGTATTTCAAGACGATAAAAGAACTATCATTATGTCAGATTTTATATTTGAAGATAATGGTAAAGTAAAGACAGGTGGTGGTTATACTACTCTCCCAACAACAAACGTTTTACAAATAAAAAAAATAAAAATATAGGAACAATATGGAAATGAAATTTGACCCCAAAGCTAAAGTTAAGCAAGGTGATCTAAGCTCTACTCCTGAAGGTAAGCAACCTAATCAAGAACCTGGAGATCTTAAGATAAGTATCAAAAGAGAAGATAGGGCTGCTGAAACTCAAGATGGAAATTTTGGCTATCATGAACCTAAAAAATTCAGAAGCCAATTAGATGCTAACTTTAATAAGTTGGCTGATGAGAAGGATTACTAATGGCTGACAAAAGCTATAGTTTTATGGAGCTTGTTGATGATAAACAACTTCAATCAGAAATAAAAGAAAAAAAGAAAAAAAAGTTTAACGAAAAGAATCCACCAGAAAAGAAAGCAAAGTTTAAAGAAAAACTTAAAGCTCATTTAGTGATGGAAAGAAGAAAAAAAATGGGAGCTAAAAAACTTACAGATAGTAAATTCTATGGCTACCAAGGCTATACAAAAAAGGAGAATAGCAATGGATATAAATAAAAGATACAAACACGGTGAACTTTCAGCTGATGTGGCTAAAGTTAGAAATGAAAAATTAGCAATAGACCCTAATTCAAAAGTTACTAAGGGTTCAACTGCTGGAGACAGCAATGATAAGCCAGGTGCTAAATCAAAAGTTGATCCATCAATATTTAGAATGGCTGAAGAAAGAGACTACTAGTCATGCTTACAGATAAAAAATATACTAACGAACATCCTAAGTATACGATGTTTGATAAGTATAAAGCTGATAAGGAATCTTTAACTAAAAATTATAAAGCTGATATATCTGGAATGGATATTAATGCTTCTAAGATGAAAGGATACTCAGCAGTTAATTTAGAAACTGCTAAAGAGTTAAGTATGAATCCTACTTTAACAGAAGCAGAACTAACTAATTTAAAGAAAGCAGTTAAAGATAAAAAGAAGTTAGAGCCAACAGGACAATTTAAAAAGGACTAGATGGATAATAACGAAAAGGATAACTACGATCCGTTTGTAGGATACGTAAGAGAAAAGTTCAGTCAAGCAGAAACAGCAAGACTTCAAGATGAGAAGAGATGGCTATCTGCTTACAGAAACTATAGAGGACTATATGGTCCAGAACAAACTTTTCGTGATAGTGAGAAATCTAAAGTATTTGTTAAAGTAACAAAGACTAAGGTACTTGCTGCGTTTGGTCAACTTATTGAAGTGCTGTTTTCAGCAGGTAAGTTTCCAATTGGTGTAACACCTACAGCAATGCCAGAAGGTGTAGCAGAGTATGCTCATCTTAATCCAAAGAAAGAACAAGATCCACAACAACCAAAAACAGAAAGCCCATATGGTTTTCCAGGTGATGGTGGTGGAATACCAAAAGGTGCTACAGCAGAATCTTTAATGAAAGATCTAGCACAAGAGTATATGAATGTAGGTTTTGAAGAGGGAGATGCTCCTGATTTAAAAACACAACCACAGATAGAGCCAGCTGCAATGGCAGCATCTAAAATGCAAAAAGTAATTCACGATCAGTTAGAAGAGAGTGATGCTATCTCAGTTATGAGACATGTACTTTTTGAAATGGCTTTACTAGGTACAGGAATTTTAAAAGGTCCATTTACAAATGTAAAAACACAATACAAGTTTTCTACAGATGAGGAAACTGGGGCATCAGCAATGATGGAGATTGGTAAAGACGTACCAGGTATTGAAGCAGTATCATGTTGGGATTTCTACCCAGATCCTAATGCAACTAATATGAATGATGCTGAATATGTAATTCAAAGACATTCTTTCAACAGAGAACAATTTGCAGAACTTGCAAAGAAACCTATGTTTAATGCTGAAAAGATTAGAGAATGTTTAGACATGGGACCAAACTATCAAACAAGAGGATATGAATCTTCTTTGTATGATAGAGAAAACACTTCAACACTATATAAAAATAGATTTGAAGTATTAGAATATTGGGGTGTAATAAGCAAACAATTAGCAGAAGAACTAGATTTTGAATATGATGATGAATTAGATGTTATATCTGTTAACGTTTGGATATGTGGTGGTAAAGTTTTAAGAGTAGTAGAAAATCCTTTCTCACCAAAAAGAATACCTTATATGGTTTGTCCGTATGAGTTAAACCCTTATCAATTCTTTGGTGTAGGTATACCAGAGAACATGCAAGATTCACAACAAGTTATGAATGGTCATGCAAGAATGGCAATTGATAACTTAGCACTATCAGGTAATTTAGTATTTGATGTTGATGAAACAATGTTAGTACCAGGACAAGATATGAAAGTATTCCCTGGTAAAATTTTTAGAAGACAGAGTGGACAGCCAGGTCAAGCGATACATGGTATTAAGTTTCCAAATACTGCTAATGAAAATTTAATGATGTTTGATAGATTCAGACAACTAGCAGATGAGTCAACTGGAATACCATCGTACTCACATGGTACAACTGGAGTACAATCAACTACAAGAACGGCAGCAGGTATGTCTATGTTGATGGGTGCTGCAGCATTAAGTATTAAAACAGTTATTAAAAACATTGATGACTATTTATTAAAGCCCCTAGGTAATTCATTGTTTCATTGGAACATGCAATTCAATAGTGAAAGACCAGAGATACAAGGTGATCTAGATATTAAAGCACAAGGAACATCTTCTTTGATGCAGAAGGAAGTAAGATCACAAAGACTAATGACATTTATGCAAACAGCGTCTAACCCATCGTTAGCACCTTTTGTTAAATGGCATACATGTTTAAAAGAAGTTGCTAAGTCACTAGACATTGATCCAGATCAATTGGTTAATGATCCAGAGAAAGCAGCAATATATGCACAAATAATGGGGATGGTAAATGGAAATCAAACGAATACAGGCAATAGTGGACAACCAAGTCCAATGGGCAATATGGGAGGAGTACCTCCAGGAGCTTCGCCAACAGATCCAACAGGAAATGGAGGTGGCAATATCGGAACAGGTAATGTACCGATGCCAGGGGAAGCTGGTTTTGCTTCGCAAGATCCTCAGTCTAAAGGAAACAATTAAAAGGAATAAAGAAGAATAGTATGGCAAATACATTTGATACATCAAGAGTTGGAGGTGGTACTTACGAATTAGAACAAGATGCTAGTGGTAATTACAATTTAAAATCAGTAGGCTTTAAACAAGTAAATAAATTAAATTTACCTGATTTAAAAACTAGTGATACTACAAGTGTTGCTGATACAACTAAGAAAGCTACAGAAGATACTATTAAAGCACAAACTACAGAAGTATTTACACCAATGAATACTTATGGTGGTGGGGCAGATCAACAAGATACATCTACACCTATGCTTAAAACTGCAGACGTAAATAAACCTACAGTTAGAAATGTTGGTGATCCTATGACTAATATTGCATATGGACAAACTCAGGATATAAAAGCTGGACAAACTAAAGCAGATCAAGCAGCACCACAAGAAAGTATTGGTGCCACAGATTCAATACAGCCACAATATCAAGATGGAATTTTACGGGGTCAAACTGGTGTTAAGTATAGTAAGCCACCTAGTATAAAATCAAGAGCTACATCAGCAGTACAAGATACTGTATCAGGTGTAATAGACTCTGTTAAAAGTAATAAAGCACTTCAAATGAGTGGGAGAGTGTTAGGTGCTATAGTTAGTCCATCTTTGGCTGGAGCTAAAATGATAGCAGGTATGTTACCAAAAGAAACAGCTGTACAAAAAGTAAACAAAGGATACTTTAATACTAACGAAGGTAGCCAAAGAATATCTGGTAATCCTGCAACAGATTTATATGCAGGTATGAATAGAACTTCAGACTTTGGTAATTTAGAAAATGCTGGTAATAAAAGAGTAGCTACTAGAGAAGCAACAATTGCAAGACGTGAGAAAACTAATAAACCTATGTCTGATAAATTTAAATCAGATACTGCAAACATGAAAACACAAGCTGCATCTTATAAGCAAGCAAAAGAAACTGCAACAGATACAAGTCCAGGAGCAACTGGTGGAGAAGGTGGAGGCGGAGGTGGTTCAGATAGCGGAAGAGTTATTTGCACAGACCTACACAGAACAGGAGAATTATCTACTAGAGATTGGGTAAGAGATACAAAATTTACATTTAAAACATTATCTATAACACATGTTAAAGGTTATTTACTTTGGGCAGAACCAACTGTAAAACATATGCAGAAATACCCTAGATATAGAAAGATGTGGAAACACATTGCACAACACAGAGCAAATGATATTGCATGGAGATTAAACGAAGGTAAGTTTGATTTACTTGGAAGAATATATGCAGGTATAGGTGAACCCGTATGTTGGGCACTAGGTAACTTTGTAAGTGATAAACAAATTAGTAAATATAATTTAACACATTGGAGAAGAGCATAATGGCAATAGGACCAGGAGGCGAAGTTACTACAACAGGTTTAATGAATAGCCCAGCTAAGATAGCTGAAGCACCTGACATGTCAAACTTAAAACAACCAGCTCAACCACAAGAACAGAAAGCACCAGCAGCAGTTGCACCAATAGCACAGAAGCCAGAATTAAAAGATCCTGCTGTTATAGAAAAATTAAATAACTTATCAGACGAAGAAAAACAACAATTAGATATGGTACTATCACCAAGCCTTTCAAGTATACTAACAAAAATTATACCTGAAGCTAGTGACGTAATATCGCAGTTTACATCTGCTGAAGAAAACGTTATACTACCAGTATCAGTCGTAAAGAATTTCGCTAGAAAAAAATACCCTAGCAATACAGAACAAGAATCCATTCAAGGATTCGTTACAGAATTATCTGAGTCACAATCAGATGATACCAATAATGTGCCACCTGAAAATGTACAAGCATCTAATCCTAATGGTATGATGGCTCAAGAGCCTAATGCTATGCCAGAAGATACAGATGCAATAGATCAAGGTCTAGTATAATTTCAGCCCACAAATTATGGAAGTGAGCTACCCTTATCCATAAGGCACTCAACCTATGAGGATAAAATAATGGAAGAAGAAAAAAACTTAGCTGAAGTTTCAAATGAAACAGAAGCTAAACAAGAGACTAAACTTTTTAAAAAACCTGAAGGCAAAGCAATGTATCAAAAACACAGAGATGATGTTGATGATGCAGAAACTGAAGCATTCGCAAAAGGTGAATTAAATAAGTTTAATCAAGAACAAGCAGAAGCAGCAACCGTTCAAAAGGACACAGAAACATCTGAAGAAATTGCAAGCTCGGATATTAATGCTACTCCTTCAACTGAACGCCCTGAAAATGCAGAAGATCGTGTTTTTAAGAAACGTTATGACGATTTAAAAAAACACTATGATTCTACTTTATTTAAGCACAAAGATGAAGTTAGAACTTTAAGAACGCAATTGGAAACATCTACTAAAGAGTTTGTTCCACCTAAATCTAAGGATGAATTAGATGCTTGGAAACAGGAGTATCCCGATGTTTATGATATGGTTGAAACCATAGCTATGACAAAGGCTGATGCTAGAGCAAAAGAGATTGAGGAGAAATACCAAAGTCTTCAAGTTCAACAAGAACAAGTTAGTAAAGAAAAAGCTGAAGTGGAGTTGTTAAAAGCACACCCTGACTTTAGTGAGATTCGTCAGAAAGATGAGTTTCATGAATGGGCTAGTAAGCAAGATCCAGTTATTCAAAGTTGGTTGTATGAAAATACATCTAATGCACAATTAGCTGGCAGAGCAATTGATCTATATAAAATGGATCAAGGTACTAGTAAATTAAATAAGAAAGAGGGAACAGCTGTTAAGAAAGAAGCAGCTAAAGCTATAACAAAAACTAGTAAAGCTACAGAATCAGATATTCCCACAAAGAAAATCTGGTCTAATTCTGAAATTGGTAAGATGGATAGACGAACGTTTGAGAAGTTTGAAGCAGAGATCGATGACGCATCAAGAGAAGGTAGGATTCAACCTTAAACTAACAACTATAAACAAAGGCAAACATTATGGCAACAATGGGAAAAGCAACTGGATACCAAAATTTACCATCAGGTAATTGGGCTCCAGCAATTTATAGTCAGAAGGTTCAAAAGTTTTTCAGAAGAGCATCAGTTGTAGAAGACATTACAAACACTGATTACGCTGGAGAAATTGAAAATTTTGGCGACACAGTAAATATAATAAAAGAGCCGACTATTACGGTGAATGACTACGCTAGAGGTCAAACAGTAAACACAGAAACACTTGCAGACGATCAAATTCAATTGACTGTCGACCAAGGTTCGTACTTTGCGTTTAAAGTAGATGACATCGAAGAAAGACAATCACATGTAAACTTTGAAGCTCTTGCAACTTCTTCAGGTGCTTATGCACTTAAAAAGAACTACGACTTTAATGTATTAAGTGCAATTTACTCAGGTGCGAGTACTTCAGCAGCTAATACAGGAACAGACGGTTCACCTATTGACGGTGATGCAGCAGTTGACACATTAACAGATATTATGTCAGCAGCTAAAACAGTTCTTGATGGTAACGATGTACCAGAAGAAAATAGATGGTTCGTTGCACCACCAGCTTTCTATCAACAACTTAGAAAAGCAGGTGCTAAAATCGTTGATCAATCTGTTATGGCAGACGGATCAGCTTCAGCTATGAGAAATGGTATGATTACAGATAGACCTTTATTTGGGTTTAGAATGTACACTACTAATGCTATAGCAGTATCAAGTGGATCAGCAGCAAACAAAACATTTGGATCAGCAGGTTCTAATGAGTACGCTTTCCTTTATGGACATCAAGGTGCAGTAGCAACTGCAAACCATATTGCGAAAACGGAACTTATCAGAGACCCTGATTCATTTTCAGACATCGTAAGAGGTCTTCACGTTTTTGGAAGAAAAGTTCTAAGAACTGAAGCAGTTTACTCTGGTGTTATAACAATCGGTTAATTCTAACTTAGAAGGAGAAATAGAATATGGCAACTTACGACAAAACAGGAGTAGGTGGTACTACAGGACATCCGTCTAATGGTAGAACACCTTACTTAGTAGAAAACACAATCGACATAGCAGCGATTAATGGTGCAACAGGAACAGCAACAGGAGATATAGTTCAAGCTCTTGATATCCCTGCAGAAACATTGATCATGCAAGCAGGAATCGAAGTACTTACTGCATTATCAAGTTCAGTTACTATGGACTTAGGTATAACAGGTGTAGACGTTGATAACTTTGTTGATGGTGATACTAACGCAGCAGGTTATAGTCTGCTTACAGCAACAGCTAATCTTGTTGTTGCTAGTGCAGATACTCTAGATGTACTTGCATTAAGTGCAGATTCAAGTGCGGGTAAAATCCGTGTTTGGGCAGTACTATGTGATGTATCAGGTATCGATGAAACTGATCATAACTAATAGATAGATAACTTTAAGGGGGGTAGTAATATCCCCCTTAGATAACACCCCTTATAACATTTAGAAAACTTATGGCTACATATAATTTAATAAACAAAACTAGTGCAAGCACAGGTCAAAAGATTATTGCATTAGGTAATAATAATGATGTAAGGTTAAAGAATTTAGAAAGTAAAGTTGAAGAGCAGTCCGATAAATTAGATCAGATAACTTCACTATTAAATGCAATATCAGAAAAGACATCAGCTTCTTGAAATAATTTCTGAATACAAATCTGACAATACTGCATTAAAAAAGCAGATCGATGATTTAAAGAAACAATTAGATGATGCACAATCTCGTATTAAAAGATTATTAATTAGATGCGAACAGTTTGCAGAAGATAACAATACAACAGAGGAATAAATAATGGCTACTACTTACTTAGAATTATCCAACAGAACACTTAGAGAATTAAATGAGGTTGAATTAACTTCATCTACTTTTTCTAGTAGCCGTGGTATTCAAACTACTATTAAAGATTTTATTAATAAGTCTATTCATGATATTTATAATGAAAGTGTAGAGATACCTTTATTACACACATCAACGACTCAAGCTACTTACACTGGAGACAGTGAATACACATTTCCATCGGATATGCGTAGAGTAGATTTTGAATCTTTTTTTTTAAAACCAAATGAATTAATTACTAATGGTGAGTTTACATCTAATATTACTAGCTGGACTACAATAGCAGGTGCAGGAAGTGCAGCTTATAATAGTAGTGGCAATGGTAGATTAAGATTAAATGATTATGCTGCATACCAATCAATATCAACTGTAGTAAATAAAACTTATAATTTACAAGTAAGAGTATTAGATTCAGAAGGTACAGGTGCTGCTTTAAAAGTACAAGTAGGTACAACAGCAGAAGGAACACAAAATTTAAACACAACATTAACAGTAACTGATTTTAATGCAGGTGAGATACTAGATGTACAGTTTACTGCAACAGACCAAACAACATTTATAACTGTTAATAATACAACTACAGCAACCAATCTTGATGTAGATTATGTAAGAGTATCTAGAGCAGATATAATGACTAGAAAACTAAGATATATATCTTATGATGATTACATGCAAAGATTTAAAGAACAAGATACACAGAATAATAGTGGTCACTATGGTCTACCCCAATATGTTTATAAAAAACCAGACTACAGTGCATTTGGATTAACACCTATACCTGATAAAAATGATTATTTAATTAGCTATGAATATTTTACAACTCACACAGACTTATCAGCACATGGAGATACAATGGCATTACCAGATAGATTTGGTCCATTAATTGTAGATAGATCTAAATACTACACATATATGTTAAGATCAGATCCAGATCATGCTAGTATGTCAAACAGAGACTATCAAAGAAAATTACTTTTATTAAAAACTGACTACAGTTCTAGATCAGATTATATGAAAGATACTAGAACAGCAGAAGGTAACTCGAGGTTATCAATAGTATAATATGGCTGATACTTCTTCCTTAAAAAACTTTAATGCCACATGCGGTGGAGGTCTTGTTTTAAACAAAGATGTTTATGACATGCAACCAGGAGAAGCATTACAATTAGTAAATTTTGAACCATCAACAGAAGGTGGTTACAGAAGATTAAATGGTACTACAAAATATAAT